ACACTAGATAATATAGGAGATGATATGACACAGGACCAAAAAGAAAAAGCACAAGAAGTGGTAGTGCCAGTTATTTTGACTAGAATAGTCAGTATCGCAGCTTTTGTGATGAGGAAAACAATATGATAAAAAAAATATGGAATTGGTTTATAGAAATAGTTAAGGAAACATTGAATTTATCCTGGACTTTAGTCGGTTTAGTTATCGCTACACTTACCCTAACTGGTTCAGCACAACAAATTACTGGACTAGCGACTATAATTACATTAGGTATTTGGTTACTAACGATTGGATTTAGAAAATGATATGTGGATTATGTTCAGGTAGCTGTGCTACTTGTCCATTAGGAGGAGGACTAAGAAATGAAATTACAAGTAGTTAGACATCAGTTTGGTACTGATGCAACATGTGGAATATTATATATCAATGGCTCATTTGAGTGTTATACATTAGAAGATCAATATCAGGCAGTAAAAGTTATGCACGAAACCTGTATAGATGATGGTGAATACGAAATAAAATTTAAAAAATGGGGTGGTTTCCACAAAAAATATCAAGAGCGTTATGGTGGAGACCATTATGGTATGTTGCATGTACAAAATGTGCCAAACTTTTCGGACATCCTTATCCACACTGGGAACACAGATGAGCATACCAGTGGGTGTCTACTTTTAGGGGAAACTCAACAAGATTTAGACATGGGTAAAGATGGTTTCATTGGTTCAAGTAAGAACGCATACCTAAAAGCATATAAGAAGATAGCTAAAGAATTATTGATAGGTACAAAAGTTACTATAGAATATACAACTATTACTAAGTTGTTAGAACAACCTTTAGATGAATCGTCACAGGCGGATGTTACCATAAGTAAAGATGTAATGGAGAAACTTGAAGAAATTAATGGTAATGTAATACAGACACAAGCCATGATGAGAGGTAGAATAATAAGATAATGTTTGAGAAATCAAAAAGAGCAAGAAACCAAGAGGGTAAATTCAAGAAGGATTTATGGTGGACTCCTTGGAATGACGCATGGAGTTACAAGATGAGTGAAGATCTTAAAGATATGCTAGAGCGAACCTTTTGGACATTCGTAGAAGCATTTCTTGGAGCGTTAGTTGTTGCACCATTGGTATCAGTTGATGCTGATACTGTGCAACTTGCTGCCTTAGCAGGTGGCGGTGCTGCATTAGCAGTAGTTAAGACTTACGCAAAAAAACAAATATCCAAATAGGATTATAACAACAGGGCAAGGGAGGTTTATATGCCTAATATACCTGAAGAATGGGGTAATAACTTCTACAAATCTGGTTGGAAACCAGGGGTAGATGTCAACGATCAAACAGGACAGGGTGAAATCACACATGTGGGAACTGACCCAAACTATACAAATAAGTTTGACCAGATTCTGCGTGATTGGGGTTATGACCCAGAACATTATGAGATAGAAGGTACAGTTAGGTCTAGTTCATGGTCTGTACAATTAAAGGGTGGTCGCACAGAAACCTTCTTTGCATTTAAAGGACTTGTAAAAAAGAAAAGTCCAAGCCATGATAAATATTTTAATGAGCTTTTTAAAAGAGCATCAAAGAAACCACCAGTCGTATCTAAATACAAACAAGGAGACACAGCATTCATGTGGTTTATGAGTGATTGGCAACTTGGGAAAAAAGATTATGGAGTTGAGAACACTATTAACAGATACGATAGAGCATTACAAGATGGTATAAACAGAATCAAAGATCTTCGTAAGCTAGGTGTAGAGATAGATGAAATATATATGGTTGGGTTAGGTGACTTAACTGAAAACTGTACACCGCATTTTTATGAATCACAACCTCACAATGTAGAGCTTACTTTAATTGAACAGTATGCATTGGCTAGGTCAATGATTATGAAAACTATAGATACATTCTTACCACTTGCACCTAAACTTGTATTGGCAGGTGTGCCTGGGAATCATGGCGAAATGTCCAGGACCAGTAAAGGTCAGGTATCTACAAACAGACTAGACAACAGCGACACAATGCACTTGCAAATATGTCAAGAGATTATGTCTGCTAACCCAGATAGGTATGGGAAAGTTGAAGTGAACATTCCTTCTGGCTTCCATCAAACTATGATAATAAAAGGTAAGACCATCAGTTTTACCCATGGTCATATGAGCGGTGGCAGTGGGAATCCAGAAAACAAAATAGAAAAATGGTGGAAGGGTCAGATGTATGGATGGTTGCCACCAGGTGATAGTGAGATACTTGTGACTGCACATTACCACCATCTTCGTATGAAACAACAAGGTGATAGAACTTGGTTTCAAGCACCATCTATTGATAAGAGTATAGATTTTACAGAACGCACTGGCTTGTGGAGTCATCCAGGAGTATTGACTTTTACAATTAGCAACAAGGGATGGGATAACTACTACCCTTTATAAGATTCTGGTAAAATTTTGTACGCTTTTTTATTACCTTTGAAATCTAACTCTGGATAATAGTGTGTTTCAAACCTTGGATCTTTCCATATTTCAGCTAAGTATTCTGCTGAATAATACTTTGGTGCTGCATCTTTGTTTTTGAAATATAATAGACCAACTTTAACTTCTTTGTATTTGCAACCCTTCCAATGCATCTCCATAATTTTATGGAAGTCACTTGCTTTGAGTCTTAAAGTACCTTTAACTTCTACAAACCATATGTACCCATGTTCAACAACAATGTAATCTGGTATCAGTAATATGTCAGTAGCATACCAAAACAAATCTAACTTATTTACTTTAGGATCAGTTCCAATACGAAGGTAGTCCTTGTATTCTTCATAACCTTTTGATTGTAAGTAGCTTTGCATTAACAAGTCTGCTTTGTCTGGTCCATTGTTCCTTGATTCATATGAATCTTTATATGTATTACTCATACGCAATCCTCAACCATATGTGCAATACAACCTACACACCTACCATCAAAATTTAATGTTGTTTGTGGTATCTCCTTACACTCTATACATCTAGGATAATCTTTTGCATCTGGACTACTCATTCTTCTTCTTCCCCAAACATTTCTATCCAACACTTAGGATGTGTGCCTGTAATCATTTGTTCTCTAAAATCTTTGTGTAAAGATTTAACTGCTTCTTGTATATGCATACCTTGGTGAAGAAAAAACATTTCTTGTGTAAATATTTCTACTGTTCCTGTCTGCTTACAATGGATGCATTGTTTAGTTTCAATGACATACTTGTCACCATTTATAGCATCATATTTTTTTTCTATTACCTTAAAAGGGTATGACATCTTGATCTCCTCCTTGCTCTGCCTTTTCTACAAGTGCGTGACACACTTTGTATTCCCATTTGTGTATATTATTTGTATCTACCTCTTTGTATCTACAACCGCAATATTTGTTTCCTTCCATATCGTAATAAAATACTTTATTAAATTTACAATTATGCGGTGACTTGTGTTTAGTATCTGGCGGTGGTGGTATATCAAAGTTGTGGTTAGGGTATCTCTTCTGCAACTTAGCTTTAAGTTTATCCACATTAATTGATATACCATCCTCTATAGCCACTCTGTTGGACAATCAGTATCACCCCATGCTACCCAACCACAACCCTGATTACCTTGGTATGTACTACATGACCATGAAGGAATCTTACCAAACTTCTCTGGTTCTTCTGCCTTCTTCTCCCTGTTGTCCTCTATCCAGTCTGGACTATTGCACTCTGGACAAGTCTTTACAACTGATTCAGTGACTTCACCAAATACTTCTTCTACTAAATCAGAATCATTATTTAGTGTAAGTTTATTATCAATACTTAGTTGCATATCAAACATATCTTCTGCTCTAGTCATAAAGACATCCATGTTTTCTTTGGTCCAGGACTTTATGTCTTTGTCTGCTAATCCATTACTAACTAATTCATTGTATGCTTTAGCTTTTATTTCTTGTCTAAGTTTTTGATCTGGAATCATAGCTTCAAGTAATTGATTAAGCTGCTTACCTACATCAGTAAATTTACCTTCCTTAATCATTTCTTGTGTGTCATCAGTCCTAGCTACTTCTTCCTCTGATGGTGATACCATCTCATCAACTACCTTTTTCATAGCTGCTTGTCCTGGTTTAGTAAATTGTCTTATTGGTTTTTTCTCTACTTGCACCTTAGACATTTCATTAGTTTTGTTAGCATAATGTTCTTCCTCTGTAGTTTCGCCTGTCCATAAATGTAACCCTATACCATGTCGCATAGCTCCTCGCTTCAAAGCATCACTCATACAAAGTTTAAGCAACTCTCCCTCTGTGTTGTTGTTTTTAACATCATTAGTATCTACATCTCCTACCTCATCATGTGACACACCAAACAAAGTAAATGTAGTTATTACTCCTCTTACTTCTCCTTTGTAATTTCTTATTACTTCTTTACAAGTATGTGACCATTGACCAAAAGCGTGTTCGTTCAAACGCTTGGTAACTAAATGATGTGGCACATAACTACCAAATTTTCCTTTTGGTGCAGGTTTAACATCATCTTTGCTAAATGGTTTCGTAAGTTTTTTAATTGTATCTTTATCCATTATTCCTCCTCTTGTTTAATTTTATCTTTTAATTCTTGTTCCTGTAAATCCAAAAATTTTTCTTCTTCTGCGTTCATTTCCTCCACTGTTTGTACAATAGCATCTTGTATTGCCTGGTTTCTTTGTTTAGCAGTAAATTTTTTCTTTGGTTGCTTACCTTTAACCACTTCGTATATACGCTGTCTAGTTAAGTTAAGTAATTTACCTAGTTGTATTGCACTAAATCCATTATTAAAAGCATGAACTATTACTTCATCTCTTTGATCTAATAATTTATCTAATGTATTTTTCTTGTTGTTTATTTGTATTGTAAGTGTTGCTAATGATTCTTCTATCTGTTCTTGTGGTATTGTATCTACCTCCATAGGAATACCATTAACAAAAGTTTCACCATCAATTATTTGAAATGTCATATTGTTTTCTCCATTTTCTCTCTTGGTATAATCTGTATATAAAATTTACTTTGTCTGCTAACCAGTTTGCCATTGTCCATGCACCTATTATATAAATAGGCAGCGACAATAAAAGCATAAGTAATACATTATCCATTATTCCTCCTCTTCTTTTGTGCTAGATTCCTCTATCTCTTGTGCAATCTTCATTGTGTTTTCGTTATGGTCCTGGACAAACTGGTCCAGGAGTTCTGCTATTCGCTTTGTGTTTAGTGAAGT